TAATTTTCATAACGTTTCAAAAAAAGTAAATTTGAGAGGGCGGTTTATTTCACCCGCCCACCGCTGCATTATGCAGCCGTCACTACCGCGCCAGCGTCAATCGGAACATAGAACAACGTCCACTTGACAGAGCCGGTATTACTTGCAGCACAATCAAGATTGATTGAACCGATGGGAATTACGACATACCGAGACTGAGCGGGAAGTGCTCCTGCATTTAGACCGATAAGAGCGTCCGAATTGAGGCCAGAAATACCATACAAACATCCAACCTCGTCTGCCGAGATGTCGAGTACTGCACAAATGTCAACCGCCGTACCTGTGGTGGGTGCAGATGTCAATTTTGTGTTGTTTGCCTGTGTCTGGATAACGGTTGTAACCTCACCAACGATCTGAGTAATTGCAACACGACCGCCAGAAACGGTAAATAGAGCGCTTGCCGTGGTCTGTGGCAGAGTTGCAGTCGCACGATCCACACGCGCGCCAAACATAGGCGCTGTGAGCGAATTTAAAGGGGTTAATACTGACATTTTAAAAGCTCCTTGTTAAAAAAGGCGGGAGTTACCCCGCCAACGGGTTAAACAATAACTGTTGCCTGTACTGCTTTTTCGTCGCGTGGTTCCCCCATAATTGCAAGAATGCCACCAAGAACCGGAGAATCAACCGACTCTACGGCTTTGAGACGGATAAATCCATAACCAGAAGCGAGAAGAGCCGAGGCGTCGCACATAATCTTGTAAAGTTGCGAGCTTCCTGCGGTGGTTGTGAAACCTGCACTTGTTGCATCGGTCATAGAACCGTGGGTATCGCCGGTGGTTATTGCTTGGTACTTGAATGCAACCGCAGATACGTTCGATCCGCTTACGTCGTCGCAAGCTTCAACTGTGATTGTCGATGTTCCGGTTGCGCCAACACCCTTGTAGATCACAAAAGTGATATTACCGTGACGACGCATTGAAAAAATGTCGCTGTAAACAGTCCCTGAAAAAGCATCTGCAACAGGGTCAATCCCTTTAGCTACGTGAAGATATTGTTCCATTTTATTTCCTTTGTTTGATGGTTGAAAAGACCGGAATTTCACCGGTCTTAATTACTTTTTTAATTAAGCACGAACAGCAAGGCGAACGTAAGGCGAAAGCGTGTTGGTTCCATTTGCAGGAGTCAGCGCGCTTGTCCATTTGCTCATACCGTTTACACGATAGGTAAACCGGAAAGCCCTTTGTTCTGTCAAAAATTGAACATGAATAGATTCGGCTGACTTGATCGCGCCTTTGTCGATAAGTTTATACTGACTCATATCGGCAAGAACAATGTCGCCTGCGGTTCCGCATGTTGCGGCTTGTTCGACAGGCACAACTGGACGACCAAGCAACGTTGCATACGGGCTTGCAGAAAGACCGCCAGCAGGCATGTACACCGGAACGCCATTATTACCAATGACCATTCCCATTGTCAAAAGCTGCGGTTCGCAATCCTGATTGATAAACCAAACGGAATTTGATCGGGACTTAGCCCACATCCTCGACCACATTTTTACAATATTTTCGTATACGATAGTTTTGGCTGCCTGTCCGTTTTCTTTATCAACAGAAACTAACGCGGCGCTATTATTAATTCCAAGGGGAAGGCCTGCACCATTGCCATTGAGAATAGCATCATCCAGAAGCCATGCAAATTCATCACCAACGTATCCAGGCACTTCCGAAGATAAGGCGGTTGAATCTTCAAGCTGCTCTTCTGTGGCGTAGAAAATAGCGCCAAGTTTCGAAAGCTTCATTTCGAGGCGGGCGAGAGTTGGAGCCGATGCTGTAATGGTTCCGGCTTCGGGGATCCAATATCCACGAACTCCACCCATGCGTGAACCTGTAGCGCGGGATGTTTCGTTGATGTAGTTTGCTGCCCAACGGTTGAAACCTGCACCAATGGCGGTTTTATCGCATTTGGAAGCAATAACAGCGCTGTCATAGGTACGTTTTAGAATGGCCGTTTCCATTTGCTCCTCGACAAGAAAGCCGCCTTCCGCTGGAACACTCTCATTGAGGCCGAGACTGGCATTTTTCACTAAGCGCGGATCCATTTCATTTCGAGTGGTTGCTTTTGCCACTGCCTGCAAAAGTTCGCCAACGTTTTTCCACTTTGGTTCGTTCTTTTTAACGTCAATACGTGGTTCTTGTACATTCTGCGATGCTGGAATAGACAAAAGGCTATCGGTTGCATCGATTTTGTTTTGTGCGTCAATGAGAGCAACAGCGGAAACGATCTGGCTTTGCAAATTGTCAAATTCGGCTTGCTCTTCCTTTGTAAAAACGCGGTTTTCTGCTTTCACAAGTGCCAAAAGCGCGGCTTGTTTGTTGCGTAAATCTTTAATATTCATAGTCCAAACTCCTTGATAAATGTTTCTGTAAATGACAATTGATTTTCATGATTAGAATAATCGTGTTTTGGTATCGAACAATCCCCATCGGGCGCGGGCAAAGGGGAATTATTTTTAGTTTGTATGACCAGTTTTTCTACAGGGAAGGCCTTGTACTTGTCCATGTCAAAACTCTGGCCGTTAATTATCACTGTTCTATTCTGTATGGATGAAGAAAAACTTTTTTCCGCTTCCAGTTCATCGGCAAACCCTGCGGCAATGGCCTCTTCTCCGGTCATCCATGTTTCAGCGTCCATCATTTTATTAATCTCTTTAACGGGCCTCTTTGAAGTTTCCGCGTATGTGGTTGCAAGGGCATTCTGGATACTATCCAGAACCTCGGCGGTCTTTATCATGTCATCCGCTGTGCCAATGGCAACGCCCGAAGGTTTGTGAATCATTATCATGCTATTTTTATACACCTTGCGAACGTCACAAACGGCATAGATGCCAGAAGCGATTGACGCGGCAATTCCGTCAACATGTCCGATCACATTGGCGGGATGCCGTTTCAAAAAGTTTCCTATCTGTATTCCTGCGAAGACATTCCCGCCACCGGAATTGATGTAGAGGTCAATTTGTGCAACGTCTCCCAGCGCGTCAAGTTCGCTCTTGAAATCGGAAGGGGTCACGTCTGAACCAGTCCAATTTATATCATCTATAAAACCGTTTATGTAAAGCTCTGCAACTGCAATTCCATTGGTGATTTTATTTACAATTTTGTACCATTTTTTCATATTAAGACCTCGCTTCAATCAATTTTTGTATTTCGTTTTGTATTGCAGGATCAACCGGAGCTGCGCCTTGATCTACTGGAAGGGTTGTTGGCTTTGTTGGTTCAGGCAATGGCTTTGTTACATCTTGCATATTAAGAGGGGTCAGATAAATATCCCCGCCCGTAACGTTATTCATGTTGAGCATGCGACGTATGTCATTGACAGATAGCCAACCCCATTGACGGCCAACAGCGAAAGCGTCTGCCATGCTTTTTGAATCACCACGAAGCAAAGAAGAGACATTAAATTCAAAGTAATAGCCTGCATCACGCTGCTTTTTTGTCAATAGCTGGTGATTTATACACTCTTCCCACCGTTTAAAATGTGGGAGCATGGTATACATCACAAATTCAAGTGACTGCTGTTCGATATTGTTGTTTGTTGCACGGTCAAGGTTCTGCACAAGGTGCAAAGGTACGCGGTATATACGGCAAATGTCTTCTATCTGGAATTTCTTACATTCCAACAATTGAGCGTCGGCAAGTTTCATTGTCAATTCTTTGAACTGTAAACCATCTTCCAAAAGTAAAGGAGTACCGGCATTGAGTAAGCCTTGATAGTTTTTCCGAAGGTCTTCTTTAAGCCGCTTCCACGCTTCATCTTTTAAAAATGTCGGCTGCTGAAAAACCCCCGAAGGTATCGCTCCATTTTTGTAAAACTGAATGCCAAACTGTTCGTACTGCATTCCAAGCCGGATCGCTTGTGCTGCATACTCAATAGGAGACATGCCATTGATGCCGTTTACCGATGGTCCAGGAACATGGAATAGGTTATCACGAGTGTATATCTGCGGGTTTGTGCCACCTGTCTTGTAGGTAAGTTTTAAGGTGGATGGATCGCGTGCAATTTCTACATTCTTCCAGTCAAGCGGGTTGAGTCCGACAACACCACCGTATTGACCGGGCGTTTTATAGGCGTAAAAGTTACCCCCCGTATTAATCTGGTACATCGCCATTTCACGGAAATTGAATCCGCTCATGTCGCTGTTCGGAGAATTTTTCAGTATGTCAAGCCAGCCCGTGTCATTCGTTTTTTCTCGGTCATCGTTATTTTTGTTTTTTTTGTACTCGAAAATTGAAGCACTGGCGAAAGTTTCTGCAAGAACGCGGAGGCAACCAAAAACGGCAGAGAAACGCAAAGCGGAATCAGAGGTTACTTTAATGTCATTTGTAAAGACAGGGTCACGGCCACTCATCCATTCGCGGATGGCCTGATCCATTGAGTCGGATTGATTAAAAAAGTTTTTTATGCGTGTCGATAGCTTCAATAGTGCCGCCTGTCATGAGAGGGGTTAAAGCCAATATAGAAAAATGAATAGTAATAAACAAGAAAAATGGATGAAGTTAGATAACAGTATTGACTAAACCAATAATTTAGCGCATTTTATTATCATGTCAAACAAGAACCCGTATAAAATTAAGCCAGAAGAGAGAGGGTGTAGGCCAAAATTAAAGGCTGGCGTCCCAACAATAACTTATCAAGTTTGCATGGACAAAAACTTGTTTGACAGGATACCATCACCTAAGCAGAAGTCAATTAGGCTTTACATAAGGG